TACTGGTCAAAAAAGATTTAAAGATTGGAATACCCAATATTATAGCGATGATGCTGTAATAGGCTATGTACCAGATAAACAAACACTAATTATAGGAAATCCAGCGATAGGGAGCTTAAATAATAATCCTAGTGGTGGTGTATTAGAAATTGATTTAAAGACGCTAGGATGGGCATATAGTGCGTTAAAACTAAATGCTGCAAATGTATCTAACTTTATTAATGTTAATGATGGAAAATTAGTGTGGTATGAAGCGATTGGTAGTGATATTGAACTAAAATATTGGAATCCAGAACCAGCTTTAAAGGGTGGAGCAAATACTTCTGTATTGTTAAAAACGCCAGCATTTGATTTTGGAGACCCTAGTAGAGATAAAACTATTACTACAGTATATATTAACTATAAAAACGGTGAAGATATAACTGTAAAAGGATTTACAGATGTAGCAGCAAGTAATGATGGTTCTGCATTTAGCAGTGTTACGTTAGGAACATTGGCAGGAAACAATGATACTACTAATAGAGTTGCTAAATTTAAAGTTAGAGGTATAACTTCTGCTTTTAAAAAAGTAAAAACATTTGGACTAGAACTATCTGGTGCTACAGATCAGGAAGATTTTGAAATAAATGATATGCAAATAATTCACAGAATAAAGACAATTAAATAATGGCAAAAGCATTACCAGGTAATAAGAAAAAATTTAGTAATAATCTATACTCAGAATCGTATAGTGGAAAAAATAGAGATTCTGGAGCTGGTGCGTTACAAACACCTGCAACAAAAATAAATGATTTAGATAGTAAGGCAACAACACAAACAGAATTAGTAACAGAAAAACCTAAAAATATAGATGGAGTTACTGGAGATAAAAAATTAGTAAAAGAACCTGACGGTAAAACATATATATATTATAAATTAGAATCAGAGTGGTTTAAAACTGAATTGGAGAAAGCATAATGGCAAGTAGAGCAGATGTAGTACTGGCACAGTTTGATACAGAAACTGCTGCAGAGGAAAGAAAAATGGAAAAACGAATAGAAGATAGTAAAACTATTCGTAGCATAGATAATATTACCGCAATGGCACAGGGCGCTCAAATGGGACATCAAATTGGAGAAGGCGTAGTAGCTATGCGTGATGGTGTTAAAGATATGAGAAGTAAATTTAAAGCTAGAAGACAAGCACGTCATGCATATTTAGGCACAGGTAAATCTAGAAAAGAATGGCGTAAAAGCGATGACGGTAGAAAAGCATTTAAATCATTGCAAAAACAATTTGAAAATGATGACATGGATAAAAATGCTTTAGTAAGCATGTTTTTAGAAGGAGTAAATGTAACTAAACAAGGCGTAAATGAAAAAGGTGAAATTGTTGTTACTGATGACAAGGAAACAAAAACACCAACAAATGTTGAGTCTTATTTTAGTTTTGGTCCAGGCTTTGGTGCTCGAATGGGAGCTGGTATAGCTAAAGGAATATCTTTAGTAGGTCAATATTTTAGAGGAAATGAGGAGAGCAAATAATGTTAGGATTTTTTAAAAAGAAAGATTCTTTTATAGATAAGTTATTACAACACTTAGAAGAACGTGAAGGTTATAAACAAAGTGTTTATTTAGATACATTAGGCAAACCTACTTGTGGTATTGGACATTTGTTAACTAAAGAAGAACAAGAAAAATATCCTGTTAAATCTTTAGTACCAAAAAAAGTTATAGATGAATGGTTTATGGCTGATATAGACACCGCATTAACTGCTGCAAAAAAACAAGCAAGTATATTATGCACAGATAATGATGACATTATAATTGCATTAGTGTCTGTTAATTATCAATTAGGTGCAAACTGGTCTAGAAAGTTTCCTAAAACATGGAAATTATTATGTCATAGAAATTATGATGATGCAATACAAGAAGTGTTATATAAAAATCCACCAGATAAAGAACCTTCTAGTTGGATAGAACAAACACCAGTAAGAGTAAAAGATTTTATAGAAGCAATAGAGAAATTAAAGGAGATACACAATGGCTCAAGATAAAAAGAAATCACCTATGGAAATAGCAGGAGAAAATGAAGTATTAGGTGCACCAGACAGCCCTAATCCAGAATTTATGGCTGAAATGCAAGCTCAACAAGATTCAGTTGATGCAGCATTTAGAGATGATATTATGTTTGAAGGAAAACAAGATCCTAATCTTAGAGGAACTGGACAACCTGGTGAGTTGTA